TCGATGATCCTCTGCTGCTCGTCAATCGTGTTGCGCATGGCATTGATGGCATCGGCCTGAGCCTTCGTCGTCTGCCTCCCGCCCACGAAGCCGCCAGCAATGGCGGCTATTCCGACCAGGAATGTGATGATGGTTGACGCATCCATTACTCCACCTCGATGTCTCCCGATACGGAGATCGGTGGAACGCTGTCCGCCACAGTGCGAAGCTTCACAGTCAGATATCCTCCATAGTTCTCCGCGTTCGGGCCAGGCGTTGTCGGCATGGTGAACTGGTAGTCGTCAATGATCACCTGGTCAGAGATGTTCTGAGCCAGATCCTGGAGGGTGACAGTGTCTCCACGCTGACACATCTGACGGATGGCGGTCAGCTTATCGAGTGCCTGAGTATCCCCACGAACCAGGTTGCCAGTCCTGTCCTTCTCGTTGTTGAAGCACAGGAAGTTCCTGATGATCTCCCTCTGCTTGAGGGTTCCGGGAAGTGCCTTGATCTGCCAAGAGTCTAGCTCGCCTCCGATTGTAAGATCGGAGGCGTTCCTGTACAGGGTGAACTTCAGACTCATGTAGATGTGAGGACCAGTTGGAATCGGAGTCGACACATCGTCGGTACCTGGATCAAGGGTTGGACCATAGGTGATGTAGTGAAGCGTGTTCCCGTGGTCATCCACCATGTCAATGGCTAGTTCACCATCGAGCGGGGTGGGAGTACGAACAGAGAAGTACTTGAACAGCTTCGGCTCAACAGTGTTGAACCTGCATCGACCGGTGATCAGATACCCGGACTCAAGCAGTTCGGTGTTGTGCTCCACCATGACATGAGAGATGCTCGAACTCTGTCGAGTCACCTGAACCGTACGTCCATCAGTGAGAACAGTGACGTCCTTGATGGAGTTGGTGTTCCCTGGCAGGTAGGTCCATGTCGAGTAGGCGTTGAACTGCCCACCAGTGTTGTTGTCATTGTTCACGGTGGACAGGTTGACTGCCATAAGTCCGTACGAACCGTCATGCTGAGGCCTGGTCTTCACCGCAACATAGGCATTGTCCTTCCAGAAGGCAATCCTTCCGAAGCCCCCACCCGGAGTGGGGGCGTCCCCAGTGGTGATGATCGGTGGAGAGTAGGTGATTCCTCCACCATTGAACAGTCCAGTCCTGATTCCGGTCTCAGTCGTGATGACGATGTACGTTCCCACGTAACCGGCGATGTTGTTGATGCGCTCACCATTGGGCATGACCGCAATCAGGGACAGTCCGTTGACAACACCTGCACTGTCGAACGTGGACTTGTAGATGTATCCCTGAGTGCCGGAGTTCGATGCCACATACACACCGTCTGGACCGTCGGTCACATCAACGATGAACTGGTCGGCGGGAACCTGGGCATTCTCGGTCGGTAGTGCAGTGTCCACTGCGGCATACGGGTCAAGCATGTACAGCTTGTTGGCTCGCCCGTAGGCGAGCAGGCCCTTGGCCTTGGTGAGGCAGCCGTCGTAGTCGATGGTGTCCGGCATCACATAGATGCGAGTGGCAACCGGTGGAGTTCCCTCTACGATCTTGTAGATACCGTTGGTGGTTGCTCCACCGAAGTCCGCATAGAACACATAGGCAGCGGGGGCAGCAGTGAAGTCGCTGGTCTTGTCCACGACTGGCATGCCCTTGGTGATCTGACCGGTTCCCGCAGGAATGACAGCATCTCCACGAGTGACCAGAGAGTTACCGGACACTGCGTAACTGGTGATGGTTCGCCCCTTGGCGAACCAGAGGTCATTCCCACTTGCCCCACTGTAGCCAGTGGAGAACGGATCACTGTTCACCGCGTCCGCATCAGTGATGGAGTTGTCGACCACTCGGTGCAGCAGGCTCAGGATGTCCGCATCAGAGAACGGATCCACTCCGATGGAGCTTGCATACCTGATGTTCAGGCTGTTGCCCTGCGTATCTGGGTCCTGGTACACCACTCCCGCTCCTCCAACGAAGGAGTTCTGGGAGCGCAGCCACCACTGATTCAGTGAGTACTCGCCTGGATCCTTGTAGTTGTCGAACTGATCCTTGCGCTGAGGAACAGGTCCCTCAGTATCCGGGCGCGAGTCGGACGCGCCCGACATGAATGGAACACCACCAAGGGCGTAGTCGTACTGGTAGGTCGATGGAACGTACAGACCGGACGACGCAGATGTGCGACCACTGAGGGGCGCTACAACCCTGCGGATCAGGGAGTGGACTACGCTCATGGATAATCCTTACGCAATACGGTTGAGCTGAATGTAGGAACCGGCACGGAGGATCGTGGCAGTTGCATTGCTGGTGTTCTGTGCCCACTGGATACCGAAGTTTCCAGCAGTACCGGCTACTCGCAGGAGACCCTTTACGTCCAGGATCATCTGTGTTGCGTTACCTGCTGCATCGCCTCCACCCGGAGTATAGGTGGTTGCCAGGGTCTGGCAGTCATAGATGTACGTACCAGTGGATCCGGTGGAGGTGGTGGGAAGGCATCCACCATGCCAGTTCATGACGGTGGATGCCGGAGCAGTGAACTGAATCTTCAGGTCCGCAGCATCGATGGCAGAGTAGATGATGCTGCAATCAACCACATACACACCGTTTGCCACGACCGGGATATTGACCAGATCGGGATCCGCAGTCATCGTGGTGGTCGACGCCCTTGAGGTGTCGCCGGTCTTGTACTTACCCTGCACCATTCCGATGCCGGTGGTTGCAATATCACCAGTAGTGGAGACGGTGAACTGTCCGCTGGTTCCGGTGGTCATCGATCCCAGTGCAGTGACCGAACCAGCCTGGTTCACCTTGAACTGAGATACCGCATTGACCTGAAGATCGATGAGGTTACCGGTGAATCCGGATGCAGCAGTTCCCGTGTACACATTGACAGCAGTGTTCGGCACGTTGGCAATGACACCGCTGGTAGGCAGAACCCTGAACCTGTCGGAACCATTGAACTGAGTCTTGAAGATGTCAGCAGTAGTACCGGCGATGGCGTTCACAATCTCAGGCACAACTCCGATAGCGGAGTTGATGACAGTCTCATCACGCACAGTCGGAGAGGAGATCGTTGCAGCAGATGCGGTAACGGTTCCAGTCAGAGTCGGTGCAGTGTATGAAGCGGAACCGCCTACGGTTCCGGTGATCGTCGGGTTGGTGATGCCTGGAGTGGCATACGTACCGTTGTTGTGCGTGGATCCAGCACTGTTCCACGTTGCGGTGTCTGCGATCGTACCGGCGATCGTAGTGGATGCACCGGAGATGCCAGGGTTGGTGAGACCCGGCGTGGTCAGAATCTTGTTGGTCAGAGTCTGGACGTCGGTGGTACCTACGATGGCTCCCACGACACCGTGAACGGCCGAAGCTGCACCACCGTGGGTATTGAACTCAGTGAAGTCTACGGCCGCCGTAACGTGGCGCACAGGGGCTCCAGCGTCATGGCCAGCGGCAGCGGTTCCGTCGTATGCACGCGTGACAGTGAGGGACAGTCCGGCCTGAAGGGTGACCAGGGACAGCTCCTCGGACGGAGTGCCGTAGTCCAGTGCGATCAGGTAGGGAACGGTCGGAGGGAATCCGACCGTGGACTGAACAGTGATGTTGGTCTGGGACGGAGTGACAGTTCCAGTGAGGACAGTTGGCTGTGCGGTGGAACTGTAGTAGCGAGTCTGTGTCACTGGTTCTCCTAAGAGAGGAACGTCTGGTAGCTCGGGAAGAGCTGGTGGATACGGTCGACCTCTTCGTTCAGTCGCTTCTGGTACATGTTCCAGTAGTACTGAGAGGCGTTGGACGCGGCACCAGTTGGTACCAGTGGTGCTCGCTCGGTGGACTCGATGCTCTTCTGCTGAAGTCGAGCAGCCTCAACGCCCGACAGTAGTCGGGCGACTGCACCGAACTGAATCATGTCGATGGTGCGCTCTGGATATCCGACCGTAGTCTCATAGTCCTGAGAGTCGGAGGTGAATACTCCAGGCTTCTTGGTGTAAGTCACCCTGATGTCTCGACCTGGAATGATCTGGTCCATCACCTGAATAGACTTGCCGGTCGCAGATCCATCTTCAGGGATCAGGCTTGCCTGAGGGTTGAAGCGCCAAGACTGAGAAGGTGGCCACACTCGGGACGGTCCGATGGTGTCGAAGATGACCTTCAGTACGTCTTCCGCCTCTGCTGGCATGTCGTACTCGTACCGTGCTGCAACCTTGGTGAACTCGTAGTTGCCCATTACGTACAGATCCGGGTAAGTGGACTGGATCGTATCGTTGATTGCCTCAGTGATTCGCTGAAGTGGGTAATCCGGGTCCATCCTGACGATGGCATTGGTCAGGTGGGATGCCGCAACAGTGTTCTCAACACCACGTCCATTGGTGTTTGCTGCAACCTGGACAAGTCCGGTGGTTGCATTGAACGTATTGACAAGAAGTAGCTCATTGTCAATCTCCACAAGACCGCGAGTTACAAGACTCGCGGTCCCTGGATCAACGTTGAAGGAAGTGTCACCGGCGGCCATGTTGGACGTGAGCCAGGTGATCTGCTCCTGGTTACGAGTGTAGCCCTGGAGCATCTGCTTGATGCGGCCCTTCATGTCCGCCAGTGTCACAGTCATATCAGATCAGGAATCCGTTGATAACGATGGAGTTGGAAGTGGTTCCGCTGACCACGTAATCGATGGTCGATCCGGATCCGTTGGGATCTCCGCCATAAACGAAGATCTCCTGAGTGCTTGTGACGGCAGCCTCGGTGAGAGTTAGTCCAGTGAGCTGAACCCTGGCAAGTACAGAGCTGTCGGCAGGAGCGGCCTGTGCATCAGTGGTCTGATAGACCAGGGATGCAGTTCCGGTTCCCGCCAGGTTCTCATTGATACACTGCTGCACGGTGGCGGTCAGCCACCTGCCAGCGGGAACGGTTACGATCGCAACGGTTCCAGAGGTTGCGGAGGCATTGATCACATCAGCGGTGGGTGGAGTTGCTACAAGCATGTATCCTCCTCAGAGAAGCTTCTCGGCCCAGATATACTGCATATCCCAGCGCTGATCAGTATCACCGGTTGGGACGTTGAATACGATTCCCTCGCCTGGGAGGAAGACGAACGATGCTCCGGGAGTCGGAGCGACCGTCTGTCCATTCTGAGCTCCAGTTCCAACAACCGGTGGAATGCCGATCATCGGGTTGGTCCCATTGGTGTTGGTGGTTCCGGGGTTTCCGATCTTCACCTGTGCAACCGGGTTTGCGAACGAGGTAAGGAACCTGTTCACGTTGGCCGCAGTGACGTCAGTGCCTCCAGTATGCGCACTGGTCCTGAACGCCACCAGGGATGATGGCGTGGTAATGCTGTTCAGGGAGTAACTGGAGCAGCTGAACCCTAGTGCAATGGCAATCTTGCCACTGCCCACCGGATTGAGTACGGATAAGAAGTTGTTGGATCCGGTGGTTCCGGCAACATCTACGATCGCCTGGAAGTAGACTCCGGTCCAAGTCGGATCAACACCGGAGAAGGTGGAGATAGACTGCTGTGTGGAGTCAATGGATACATTGAGCTGACCCATAATTAACCTGCTGCCATCATCTTGACGGTAACGCTGCCCGAACCGGCAGCGGCAGTAAGGCTGACCCTTGCATACCGTGCTGCTCGACCAGTGGAGAATCCTCCAACAGTACCAGCGGCGGTAAGGGATGCGGTCACAGTGCTGGATACCCAAGCGACGTTATCGACCGAGAGCTCAAGGGTGAGAGTTCCAGTCAGAGTCGAGGTTCCCACTGCAACGAAGGACCAGTTGGAGCGAGCCGAACCGGAGTCCACGGTAGTTCCAGTGGCGTTGCCGGTTACAGCATTGAGCGTGGTTCCGGAGAACACGGAACCACTGGATACTGCGAGTGCGTTACCGACGGACGCAGAAGCGGATACGGTGACGTTGTTCGTACCATCAGTGATGGTGACGTACGAAGGGGTGGAGGAAGTTCCACCCGTGACGGGCACGGTCGCACCGGTCGTTGGGTTGTAGGTTCCCTCCACAATGACGCGATGCTCGGCCATTGTTACACTCCAAACGCGACGCCCGTAGCGTCGCTCATTCGCTTTGCCTGTTCGATCTGGTGCATCTGTGTACCTCGTGGCTGCATGCCCTCAGCACGTGCATTGCGGTAGGCCTTCAACTCAGAGTCAACAGACTTCTGCTTGAGAGTGAGAGCCTCGCCGATAGCGAGGCTCAGACCCTTGCAGCATTCCGCATAGGACTTGTGATCCTGAGTTGGGCAGCCGGTTCGACACTTGCTCGGATCGACTCGAATGACTTCATCCCTATCCTCAAACTCCGATAGGTTGATTCGCGGGACCATGATCGATGCGCGCTTAGTCATAGTCGCCAGCGGAGTTCGTCTTGTAGATGCCCTGCTTGTGGGCATCGTGTGCAGCGGGGAGAGACTGGCCAGCAGGAGCCTGGGCGACACGGTAGACGTTGGAGTCCAGAACACCCTTCTCGTCCCACATCACTCGGTTGGTGGTTCCACCTGGTGTAGCTGCTGCGCAGCACTGCTCAGTGCAACCCCAGTCAACAGGCATGGTGCCCGGTGCTGGATTCTTGGCCGGACTGTAGTCGTATCCGTGAGTCACTTCTGCCCCTTCCCGCTCTTCTTCGGGGCCGCCTTCTTGGCGGCCTTCTTTACCACGTTAGCCTTGCCCTCCTTCTCGAACTTCTTCGCGATATCGGGGTGCTTTGCGTACATGAACTTGCGCTGCTTGTCACTTGCGTATGGCATCAGACCACCAGTGTGAAGTTGGCATTGGTGATTCCAATGCCGGAGTTGATAAGGTCCGCCTTGGTCGCGTCATCTACTGTCCACTCGTATCCACCTCGGAAGGTGTTGAGCCCGGTCGGAGTAGTACCTGGCTCATTGATCGGGATGTTGGCCGATCCGTTCTCGTCGGTGTAGGACTGGAAGCGAACAAGCACATAGTTAGGTCCAGGCGCTGTCTGCTTCACCGTGATGCCACGATCGATCCTGAACCTCTGGAGCATGAAGTCCCATGCGAAGGGCGCCTCATCTGTAGTTGGTGTGGTGAAAATCCAGTTAGCCATGGAAACCTCGCAAGAAAGAGGGGAGCCCCCGAAAGGGCTCCCCTCAATCAGTTAGACAGTCGGACGGACAGAGCTGGAAGTCTGAGTCACGATGAGTGCCTCAGGGCGGTACAGAGACCAACCAGCGACACCGTACCAGCCGAATGGCTGGAAGCGGGTCAGCTTGTCAACGACCGGACCGCGAACAGTGTGGAACTCCTCGGCAACCGCCTCGGCAAGTGCCTGCTGTCCTACGGTGTAGGTGTTGTAGACGCGAGTCTGAGATGCACCGGCACCAGAACCAGCCTGAACGTTCTGGCAGCGAGGGTTCTCAAGGAAGACCTGACCCTCGTACTCACCGATGTTTCCTGCCCAGATGTTACCTGCGGCAGAGTACTCGTGAGGCTGACGCCAAGATCCTGCACCAGTCTCACCACGGAGATCGTGGGATACATCCGGGTGGATGTAGGTGGTGTAGTAGGCGTTCATGGTTGGGTGAACCTTGTTCGAGCGCAGCTTGGTAGTTGCGAGACGAACGTCGGCGGTGTCGTAGCGAGAGTTCGCAGTCTGGTCGATCGCGGTTAGCGCGATCGCCTGAGTCGGGTTGGATCCGAAGCCGTACGACGGGTTACCCGTTGCAGGGTCGTTACGAATGGTCTGGGTTCCAGTCGCAAGAACGTTCTGCACGATCAGGTCGACAGAGTCGATCAGGTTCCATGCAACCTGGTTGACAAGACCTGCGGTCACGTCGGTGAAGCTGAACAGGTCGAGCTTGTTCGATACGAGGATCGCGTTACCGTACTCGTTCAGGGTTACGGTAACAGGGGTTGGCTGTCCTGCTGCAACGGCGTCAGGGTCGACAAGCTCGTTGAGCGGGGTGATAGCCTGAGCGAGATCCTGGTAGATCTCGAATACAACGGAAGAACCTGGCATTGCCTGCTGTGCAGGCTTCTTGTCCGCTACTCGACGGAAGATAGGCTGGGCACGTAGTGCGAACTCTAGCTCGCGGTCGTACGCAGTCTGGACGAGGTTGGACATGGCAGAGGTGCCAGTAAAGGCGTTAGCCATTACACATCCTTAGGGAGAATGCGGCCCTAGTGCTTACTGCTGCTGTGTGCGCGCGAAAGCCTGGAAGGCCGCGATACGATCGGCGGTGGAGGCATCCGGGTTGTTCATGGCAGACAGTGCTACGTCTGCATTTCCGGGTGCTGCACCCTGGGCTCCTGCCTGCATCATGCTCTGAAGCTTCTGTGCATCGGATGCGTCTACTGCTGGAGTGGATACCGGAGTAGCCTGAGGTGCTGAAGCGCTGCCAAAAGCAGCGCGCATGTCATTGACGAACGCCGAAACCTTGTCCGGGTCAGCATCGCCGCTGTAGTACTGTGCGGCGGAACGTGCCACACCCTGAGCCTCAATCATGTCCGCGACCTGGTTCCTCTGGTTGACCGCCTCTAGCTTGGCCAGGCGGGCCATCAGTTCCTCGTTCTGCTTCTTCTGGGCTGCGTAAGCGTCTCGTAGTGGCTTAGGCCCGTTGTTCTGCGTCTGGTCGTCGGACTCGTTGTAGTCCCATGCGTCAGTCATTGACTGTTCTCCCTGTGTAATCGTGGATGCGAATGCTAAAGGCCACGGCGGGGACCGTGGCCTTAACTCACTCTACCGGACTTGAGGACATGAAACACCGGCCGGTTGATGGTGTCATGGTGGAGAAGGTGGGACTCGAACCCACAGCCGCTGGATTGCAAAACCAGTGCACTGCCATTGTGCTACATCCCCATGCGAGCCCCATGAAGGAATCGAACCCTCATCACCGGATTACTAAACCGGTGCTCTGCCGTTGAGCTAACAGGGCAGGGTGCGCAAGCTTCACTCATCCACTTGCGCAAGTACCCCCACAGGGATTCGAACCCTGATCTCCGGTTCCTAAGACCGACGCTACTGCCAGTTAAACTACAGGGGCATTGACCATAGTGGGTCTACCGTTCCCACTACCTCATCCAGGTCGGGATGATGCGCATCCTGGCGCCAGGCATGTGCACGGCCGCATGAAACAGAGGCGAACCGGGGTCATGAGCCTCACAGGGGAATCGAACCCCTATTCCCTGTTTGGAAGACAGGTATCTTTGCCGTTAGATGAGTAAGGCGGGGTGATCAGAGGGAGTCGAACCCTCACCGTCGGAGCCACATTCCGAAGCTCTGCCATTGAGCTATGACCACAGCTACCCCCCCTGGATTCGAACCAAGGCTAACTGATTCAGAGTCAGTCGTGCTGCCGTTACACTAGGGAGTAAAGCAAGGATGACAGGATTCGAACCTGCACGACACGGTTTTGGAGACCGCTACTCTACCGTTGAGTTACATCCTAGCTGGAATGGGAGGATTCGAACCTCCGGCCAAGGGATTAACAGTCCCCTGCTCTGCCGCTGAGCTACACTCCAAAGTGTTCGGGTGGACAGGATTTGAACCTGCATTTCCCCCGTAGCCGGGGGGCGCACTAGGCCGCTTGTACTACCACCGTAGTTGGTCCACTCGGATTCGAACCGAGGTTCCCGGGGTAAGAGCCCGGTACACTTGCCGCTGTGTTATAGACCATTGTCGCCAGTACCCGACACTGCCGGGTAGAGGAGTGCATGCCTCCGTAGCTCTTTCGAGTCGCTGACAACTCCGTACCCCGTGAGGGAGTCGAACCCTCGACTCTTGGGTGAGAACCAAGTGTCTTGACCGCTAGACTAACGGGACGCGCTCCACCGGAGAGTTGAACTCCGATCCCCGCCTTGACAGAGCGGGATCTTACCCTTAGAAGAGTAGAGCATTGGAAGGGACTTTCCACCTATCACCCAGAAGGTATCCCCATTGGATTTCTTGAGCGGAAGACCTGGGAATCGAACCCAGTAGGCTGACGCCCTACCACGTTAGCAGCGTGGCTCCTCACCGGTCGGGTATCTTCCATTCGATAGGTTGCGCTTCACTACGCAGTTATGCCCGTGGTTGACGTGCGCCTATCTAGCGGAAGCGGAGGGATTCGAACCCCCAAGGCTGTTACACCCCACTGTTTTCTAGACAGCTTGCCACACCGATGGTAGCACTTCCAAAGTTCGCCTGATCGGATTTGAACCGACGACCGCCAGTGTATCAGACTGGTGCTCTTACCACTGAGCTACAAGCGAAGTGCCGAACGCTGGACTCGAACCAACAACCTCCGGGATTTCACTCCGGCGCTCTTCCATTGAGCTAGTAAGGCAGAGTGTACAGGTGGAGTCGAACCACATAGTAACCGCTTTGCAGGCGGCTGACAGGGCCGCCTGCCTGGACTGCACACGTACTCAGAGAGGGATTCGAACCCCCGACATACGGTGTGTAAGACCGTCGTTCTTCCACTGAACTATCCGAGTATGGCGCCGACGGGATTCGAACCCGTGTCGCATGGCTTATGAGGCCAGCATGGTAACCGCTCCACTACAGCGCAGTCGATTAGGCAGGAGTCGAACCTGCGACACGCGGCTTCGTAGGCCGCTGCTCTGTCCTCTGAGCTACTAACCGAAACGGACGCTTGGCGCTAGCCAAGTCTTCATAGCCGACTACACGGTCATCCTAGTTGGGAACCCGGGATTTGAACCCAGATAGGAGGGTTTTACAGACCCGCTAGCACATCCTACGCTGTCCCCAGTCTAGTAGGAGGGATTCGAACCCCCGATCGCCTGGTCCCAAACCAGGAGCCTTCGCCACTAGGCCACTACTAGATTGTGCCCCGAAGGGCACCGGCAGAGTTTAACGTCTTCCCGTGAGGACGATCAGGGCTTAACCGGTTACCCTGCGTGCTTACTATACCTGTCCCGCTACCCTGCGTGCAAGTCCAGTCTGTGCGGCACCGGACACGCCGGTTGCACGCGCACGGTTCCAACTTGCAAGCCTGGTCACACTCTGTGCAGCCTGCTGAGACTGCTCATCCTGTGCTCCGAAGACAGCCGCCTCAAGGGCGGACTGTCCAACATCCATGCCATAGATGTGACTGATGGCGTTGTAGCCGGGAAGCTGCTCCGCAATCTTGGCGTAACCCTCTCCAGCCTGCTGAGCAGAGACACCGGCAAGAGCATAGCTCTCGACGTTACCGGAGATGGTGAGTCCACGCTTGAGTGCTTCTGCACCAATGGCCGCTGCTGCGGCCTGCTTCTGGATAGAAGTCACGGCTCGCTCTGGATCCAGGAAGTATGCGGTAATGTGCTCATCATCGATACCGTACATGGATCGGAGGGCCTGCTTCATCTGAGGGCTAGCCAGGTTGGTAGCCTGGCTGGCAAGATCCACGCGAGTCTTCAGTTCAGTCGGACTCACATCCTTGGACAGGAACTCGGTGAAGTCCGAGGGCTGATCGTAGAAGCCCTCGGGTAGTCCGGCCTGCCTCATGAGCTGACGATAAGAGGACTCTGTGCTCAGGTACTCAGCGGGGGAAAGGACGGGAAGTCCCTTCTGCTTGCGAACCTCATTCGCAGCGAACCTCTGCTTGTACTCGGGAGTATCCTGAAGCAGGATCGAGATGGTGTCGGCAGAGAAGCCGTTCTTGATGTAGTCGAAGATCTTGGGTGCCAGGGACTGGAGTCCATAGGTGGCGAAGAGGGAGGTCAGTGCGGTGTACGCATCCCTCTGCGATCCGGTCAGACTCTCTGCGAGTCCGCCATCGGACATCAGTCGATTGGGGAGCTTGCCTCCCTGTCCAACCTTACCTGGAGGTGCTGGAGTAGTCATTAGTGAAGGATTCCCCAATCCTGTAGAATCTTGTGTCCAAGACCCATTGCCGCATCCTGTGCGTTCTGGGTCTTCTTCCATCGATCATCAGATCGTAGTTCATTCTGGAACTGCCACAGTGGCTTGGTGGTCACCTTACCATCCGAACCCTTGTAGTTCATGGCATTGCGAACAGTCGGATCGAACAGGTTCACCTGTCCGGGTGCGATCTCAAGGATCTGTGACATGGACTGAAGGTATGGCTGAGCGAGGTCGCTCAGCGTGGCACCAGTCTTGAACTGGTCGAGGTATCCCGGGAATGCTGCGGCCGCCTGATTCATGACCTGGTTCTTGTAGTCCTGCATGGACTTCTTGCCGGACACGATGTCGGTCACTGCGCCCTGGATCCAGGCATCAGAGTTCTTCACTCCCATGTCATACATGTACTTGAAGAGCTCTGCCTGAGCTTCTCCAGCCTTTCCGCCAGCCATACCACCTGACCCGAAGGTCAGGTGCATTCCGATCTCCTGCTGCGCCCGCTCATCAGACCATCCCTCCCAGATAACCTTGGAGGCAATGGCGTTGATGGTGTTCCAGTCTCCAGTGCTTCCGCCCATCTGTCCCATCATGGCAACGATGTGCATCTGTGTGCGGTTCCACAGTGCGCCCCATTCGGCAGGGTCGGAGTACTGAAGGATCGCAGCCTTCTGCTGCGACTCACTGCGAGTCTTGTACCAGTTGGTGTTCTTGAATCGAGCCTGGAACATGGCATCGTTCCAGCCCTCGGAGACGGCCTTCTGCATGAGAGTCTTGATCTCGGGATACGCATCGATGAATGCTGCCGCATACCCGAACTTCTCCGCAAGTTCCTGAGTGTTGATAGCCTTCGCCATCAGGCAAGCCCCCAGTTCTTGAGTACTCCGAGTCCGGTATTCATGGTGAGATCCTGAGTCTGCTTAGTCTGTCGCCAGCGCGGATCACCCCGAAGGGTGTCCGCGAACTCAGTCATGGTCTGCCCTGCTGGCTTGCCATCACGGTCTAGACCATTGAGTGCACCCATGACCGTAGGATCCTTGAGTGTGATCATGCTCGGGTTCATGTCGAGAGTGCTGGCCATCATCTGAATGTAGGGATTGGCGATGTCCTTCACAGTCATGCCGCCCTTGATCTGATCCTCGTATGCGGGATACGAAGATACGGCCTGCTGGTCGATGAAGTTCTTGAAGTCTTCACTGGTCGCCATGCCCTTGATCATGAGCTGGGCATAGTTCTTGACGGAGTCCTGACCCACATCGACTCCCATGTCAGATGCATACTTGCGCATCTGCTGCTCGAACATACCGGCTCGCCCATTGAGCGAGCCGTCCACGTAGTTCACGTATCCACCGAGAACCTGCTGAAGCCTCTCATCAGTCATGGCCAGCATGGTCATGTCCTCAGCCAGTCGACCGAGTGCGTTCTCCGGGACAGCAGCTCCAAGCTCGGATGCCTTCATGAGAATCTTCTGCTTGTTCGCTTCGATGGTCGCCTTCCACGTTGCAGGGTCAGCGGCCTTCATCTCCAGTGCCTTGCGCATGGAGTCACTGTTGCTCTTGAAGAAGTCGGTGTTCTTGAACGATGCCTGGAAGTGCTTCTCATCCCAGTTCTCCCTGACTGCCTGATCGAACAGCTTGCTCAGGGATGGATCGGACTTGAGAAATGCCCACGAGAGACCATAGGTTGCAGCCATCTCTTCCGGGCTGAGCTTGCGCTCAGTTCCGGACTGAGTAGTCCAGTCCTTATTGGCATCCCCACCACCCTCGACGCCATTGAAGCGTCGAGCACCCATAAACTTGGAGCTGTAGTAGCTCGTGGTGATGTCGGTAACCTTGACCACGTCACCAGTCTTTGGAGCGTGAAGCATCTTGCCGCCGCCGATGTAGATACCGACGTGATCCGGTCCAGCCCTGTTGCTGTCGGTGTCGAAGAAGATTGCGTCACCGACCTGAAGGTGATCCCAGTCGATCGCCTTGCCCTGACCGATCTGGTCATTGGTCACTCGGGCAATGTTGATACCGAACTTGGCGAAGCCCTGCTGGAGTAGTCCGGAGCAGTCGATGCCCTTACTCAGATTGTTTCCACCCCATGCGTATGGAGTACCCCTGAACTGCATGAGGTACTTAACAACGTCTGCTCCGGATACTGCCATTAGTAGCCCCTCTGAATTACCTGCATCATCGCGTTGTAGTACGTGGTTGCCGCCTGGTATGCACCATACTCAGGGTTCTCCTCGGCCTTCTGCTTGGCCAGGAGCTGGGCGCCACCTGCGCCCAGTCCACCGGTACTGGTGCGACTCTGGCTCACCACATTGCCCTCTTCGTCAGTGGTGGTGGTCGTGGTGGCAACCGTTGGGTTCGCCTTCTCCTGAGCATTCAGCATGTTGTGGAATGCTGCGGACTCCTGCTTCGTCGGGTCACGCCCTAGAAGCTGCTGAGCGGCGGAGGTGAAGAGGGCATCAGCGTCAACCCTACTGGTCAGGCTGGTGTCTGTGGTCTTCTGTGTCTTCGTCCCCGCTAGAGAGGCATCACCACCGCGAGTGGTGATGTCCTTGGCGAGGATGTCCCATGGAGTCAGGTGCACATTGGCAGCAAGGTTGTTAGCAGACTGCTGAACGTACGATCCCCACATCTGTGCGATCTGGTCATCAGTTGCCCTCAGTGCGTTCTTGTCGATCAGGGCAAGCTTGGCCCTGAGTACGCCCTTCTGCTGGTCGGACCAACCGTAATACTCGTTGATCATATCCTGAACACTCTTGGTGTACGAGGTCCAGCCTTCACGAGTACCCTCATCGGGCTCACGTGCTGAACCTCGTCCACCGCCAAGCGGACCATACTTGGTTCCGAATGCAACGTCGGGCTTGCCGGTGCTGGTGCGAGGACCAACCTGAGCGAACTCCCTCAGTACATCTTCACGGCTTGCCACCCCCGGGGCCTGAGTGGCCCCGGGGCTTGGGCTTGGTGCATCTGAACTACCCATTACTGCTTCTCCATCATGATGTCGAGTCCAGGGTCACCGTGATCATACATGTCTCGCATGAGCCACCTGTCGTGCAGTGACTGGAACAGAGTGTTTGCTTCGATGAGCTGCTCAGTGTATCCGTGGAATCCAAGCTTCAGATCCAGGTTGTGCTTGGCGTTGATGTCCTTGGATCCTCCGGCCTTGTACCTCTCGTCGAGCTGAGTGGTCAGGGCGTTCCTTGCATCCATGTACAGAGCAAGACCCTTGATGTCGTCTCGCATATCATCACCGATGAGAGCCTTCTCGGTGACCAGCTTGTTGAACATCTCAGCTCGACGCTGATCCTTGCTCCGGTCCGTAGTCATGAAGTCCTTGGTGAACTCTTCGTTGTAGAAAGGATTCTTCTTTCCACTCGGTAGAGTTTCCGTGGTCATCATCATGATCAGACCCTTACGCATGGCGTCGATGTTCTCGGCACCCTTGTCCTGGAACGAGGTGAACCCAGCCTGGTACAGCTCTGCTCGGATGTTGTTCATGTCCTTGTCGAACTGAGCCCATCCAAGGTTTGCCTGAGACTTGGCAACGACGTCGCGAGCGTCGTTGACCTTACGATCTCCACTGGCCATCTGCTGAATGTATGCAGTCTGGCTGAAGTCACCGGACGCATACGGACCGACAATGAGCTGTGCATAGTCGGGATCCATGTCGGTCAGGTAGGCAAACTTCTCATCTGCCCGCACCGCATTGACGGTTGCGGGCAGCTTCTTCTTGTTGCTGGTGAGTGCGCCGGTGAACGCGAATGCGGCATCACCGTATCGGGCAAGGAACACCTGGTCCGCAGTGTTCGGGTCAGCCTGCTGTAGCTGCTGATACTGGTTGCGGAAGAACTGGTAGGGATCCTTGAAGTCAGCGCTGAATGGAAGGCCTACCTTCATGAGACCACGAAGGTAAGCCATGTGACCAACCCTGTTCTTGATCTCCTGCCAAGTTGGCTCGGTGTCCCTCAGTCCGGTATTCCACTTGTAACTCTCGGACTGCATCAGGTATGCCATGTCCTTCTGCTGCTGCTCGTAGTCCTGACCACCGAGAACAGTGGAGAGGAACTTCGGCAGAGAACCAAGGATCTGATCGCTGGAATTCGGAGTCACCTTCTGGAGGACGCCGAGCTGCTGGAAGACATCTCCGAGAAGGATCTCCTTGCCTCCGATATCCTGCGGTCCGGTGTGAATTGCCGCCCAGTTCGCAGGAAGCTGGACCCAAGGTCCAGTTCCAGGGTTGTACCAGGGATCATTCTGGAGAACCAGGTTGAGGGTATTGATCGGCACGTCGATGACAGAACCCTGATCCATGCCAATCTGCTTGGCTACCCACGTTGGAGCCTGGAACTGTAGGTGCATCTTGTTCTTCGGAACCAGATACCTGGTTCCGTCCGGACGAGTTGCGTAACCATCCCCATCGACAGGGTTGCCATCGAGGTCTACGGCATGACCTGCATGAATCGGAGAAGTGTAGACCTGAGCAGCCCTACCGATCGTCTCGGGACGATCGGCCACAATCCTTCCCCAGCGACGGAAGGACTCTTCCATCGGCCCGAAGAACGGTGCGATGAATCGCATCTTGTAGGCTAGCTTGGACTCGAAGTCCATGTTGAACGTGAACTTCTTGACGTCCTTCAGGGCCATCTCCCTCGCCCTGTCAGCTACTGCCTGCTGCTCGCGTGGGGTTAGCTTCGCGAGTCCAGCATCCTTCCTTGCCTGCCACATCTCGGAGGCGTGCTGGCGGTACAGCTGGAAGAATAGTGGGTTGCGAGACAGGGTCTCCGATGGGAGCTGGTTCATGATCTTGTAGAAGCCATCGACGGTCTTGTCCACGGCCTGGAAGAACTTCCCCTTACCCATTGCATACTCAAGACCGGCAGCCTGCACGCTCACTGGAGCGTGCTCGTTCCTGACGGACCTCATGAGATCAAGGATCTCATTGTCTTCCCTCTGTCCACGGACTGCATCACGGAGTGCGGCAGTCTCGGCAGAGTTCATCGGAAGGTAGTGGTCGACGGAAGTGGCGATCCTGTCCGCATGCTCGGCAGGAGAGAGGGACCTGATACCAGAGGCGTTGCGGTATGCCCTTCCGGCAGGAGTCCTGAACCAACGCTCAAGATCCTGGCCATTCAGGTAAGCCACAGCTGCATCATCGTGGGCGATCTGGTTCTGAACCACTCGCATCCACGACTCATTGAACGTCTCGTCAGCTCGGGTGACAGCCCTCCAGTCCCCGCTCCTGTAGGCATTCCACATGTCGGATGCAGTTCCACCCATCATGCTGTCAAGGGTCCTGCGACCACTGTTGAGGTCTCGGAACATCTGACCAGTGGTTCCCTCGAACGGCCTCGCGAAGGCCGTTCCGTCATCCATGATCACATAGTTGTCACCGAGAGAACCCTTGGTCTCGTTCAGCTTGTTGCGGTAGCTCTTCAGTGCCTCGATCTGACTGATCGAGTCATCGTAAGCCTGCTGAACGTTGGCAAGCTGCTGCTGCCTCTGGCGGGCAGCCTTCGCACTCTTCGTTGGAGCGGGAAGGGACTTGACCCTAGCAAGGTTCTCCTCATGCTGGGCAACCATCTTGGTTAGGTTCTCAATGCCCATGTCGACGGATGCAAGCTGCTGCTGGTATCCGGTTACATCGTGCATCATGCGGTTCATGGTGCGGTTGGCAAGGTTGCGACCACCGCGAGCAGCGCGCTCAAGGAAGAGACTTGCAGATCCGAAGCGTGCAGCCTGACCCATGAAGTCGTCCGCGAT